ATAAAATGCTGTAATTATAGCTGCTATTGATGGACCTGCTACCATAAAAAAGAATACTTTTAACCATCTTACATCAGCAGCAATCATTCCATATTCAGAATTTAATACCTTTATATGAGCTGCGTTTTCTTTTGCTAGTTCATAAAGTAAATTTATTACTTGTTCTTCGGCCATAATTATGTGGTTATGTTTCTAAATCGAATATTTGTTCTAATAACTCTTTATGTATACCTCTAGTAACTGCATCTAATTGTTTGAAACTTATAAGCTTTTTTCTGTATAATTCTCTAAGATTTTCTATCTTCTCTTTAGTTTAGCTACTAATTTAATTTGTTCTAACGCTTTTTCTGTATCTTCAGTTACCAATCCGGTTGATTTTGCTTCATCAATGTAAACTTTTATCTCCATTGTCTTTACATCTGACATTGTTACATTTTAAGGATATTGAGACTTCTAAGGGCTTTTCTAGGGGCTTTTATTTCCCTTCAAATAGGGCTTTAAGTTCTAAGGCTACTGGTGCTTCTTCATGGCTCCATTTAGTTTTTGCATCAAATAGCTCTTTTAAAATGGCTATTTCAGCAGGAATGAAGGTGATTGGATCTTTGCTGAATTTAATCTGGAACATTCGATTCCCTCTTGGATCTACTCCAGCCTCCTCAGTTTTTGATCCTTCTAAAATCTTTTTCATACAACTGTCAGCATCTCCGAGTTTTCCTGATTGAACATCAAATTCCTTCGGAGTAGGCCCATCATAGAATAATGATCTTAGAGCACCTTTGAGTTTTACCTCAACTTTCATACTATATAGGTTAAAAAAATAAAAGATTAAAATGCTGTCCAAGTAGTTCCTGTAGTTGTACAGGAATATGCTTTACCCCCATCAGCTCCGTAGCATATATCCCCTTGTACTCCTGTAAGATTAGTATTTGGAGATGTACCATCCGAAACGAATACCTGAACAGTTCCATATTTAGCTATTAAAGTAAAATTAGTGTCAACCACTGCATTATTAGCAATCTCTAATGGAATAATAGTATCTGTAACCGTTCCCGCACTTTCTGTTCGAATATTTTCTAATCTAAGCACACTACCTGCTGTTGTCAGCGAACCACCTCCGTTAGTATTTACATTTGTTCTTTTAACAGACAATGCATCAAAATCATCTGATCTTGCTGCTGCTGCTGTATTTGTTCTACTCACCTCAATAAATGCAGCTTCTCCAGTTTTGTCTGCTGTGATATTATTTGGATTCAGTAAACAGTGTAATACACGTCCACTAGTAATATCATCAGAATCACTATCGAAAACTGCTGCATTTCCTACTACTAAATCACGAGCATTTATAAATATACCATCTTGAGTAGTAGCATCAGTATCTACAAATATTCCATCAAAATCTCTATTTTGCTCAACCCTTACCGCTGTTTTGCCACCATCTTGTGTCACTAATAAAGTTGTTTGGTCACCACTTGCTTCGTTATCATTATGAATCCATAAAAGTTCCCCACCATCTGCAACTGTATTTGAATAAATTTTAACTAAAGAACCAGTACTTAAATTATTACCAACGATATTTATTGCACCTCCATCTCCAGTAGTTGTAGCTACATTTATATTTATTGCATTTCCTGTTGCTGATTCACTGTCGATATCTAATGCAACTCCTGCTCCAGTATCATTATGATCTAACCAGATCATTTTACCTGCTTGTCCATCTGGTACAACTATTTGAAGTGTATCTTGATCTGAAGTGGTATCGTTATTTGTGATTAAAAGTGTTTGGTTGTCATTATCTGCTATAGTTATAGTTTGTCCTGCATCAAAAGCTTGCTGAAGAGTTCCTCCACCTGCTGCTGCCCATGAAAGAGTTCCGTTTCCTGCAGCATCTGTTAATTGAGTTCCAGCCCCTCCAACATTTGTAGGCCATGTATAAGTTACTGAAGCTGCACTAGCTCCTGGCTGGATTGTAACTGTATTTGCTCCTCCAGCATCTTGTAAAATAATTTGTCCTGTAGCACTTGAGGCTGTTCCCAGAGTTAAACTAGCTGTACCTGTTGCTACTAAAACTGATCCAGTGATTGAATTTCCTGTAGCTATAGTTCCAAATCCACTTGCAATTGATCCTGCCGCTAAAGCTCCAGATGTTGTTAAAGCAGCACATGTTGTAATTGCTGCCTGTGTTGCCCCTGTAACTGTAGCTGAAGTTCCTGTTACATTAGTTTGATCTCCTGTATTTGCTCCAGAAACAGAAGATGCTCCAGCTCCTATTGTAAGAACTGAAGTATTTGCTACATTAGCAGTTAAAGTTAGAGTTCCTGTATCGACTGTTAATGCTGTAGTTAAAGTTGCATTTGTTACTGTGTCTGCATTACCAGTTAAATTACCAGTAAACGCTGCCGCCATATTGACAGCAGTCAGAGTATCTGTTGTTTTATTATAAGTGAATGCTGCTTCTCCTCCGAAACTTCCTCCATCGTTATATTGAACGTTAGTATCTGCTCCGCCAGGTGATCCGCCGCCCCCACTAGGTGGTTTAAAACTCACGATTTAAGTGGTTAAAAATAAAAATTTATGATACGATATCCTCCTTAATCTTAAATTATGAAGAAAAAGTGGCTTCCTGTATCTATTAAGCCTTTTAATAAATATTATAAAATTTCCAATAAAGGAGATATTAAATCTCTTGATAGATACTGTTATCATCCTTCGAACAAAGTTAATCATTTTTACAAAGGAAAACCACTTAAATCTAAAATAGACAAATATGGTTACAAAACAATTTCTTTGCATGCTAATGGCATTAGTAAACATTTCTGTATATCTCGTCTTGTTGCTTTGGCATTTATTCCTAATCCTAAAAATAAACCTCAAATAAACCATAAAAACGGTGTTAAAACCGACAACAAAGTTATAAATCTTGAATGGGCAACACCTTCTGAAAACATGAAACATGCTTATAGGTGTTTGGGTCGCACTAGTCCTTTTAAAAAAGGTGAAAAACATATAAATGCTAAACTTACCAATAAACAAGTCCTTCAAATACGAAAACTCCACAAACAAGGTTTGAAGCAACAAGTTATTGCCGATAGATTTAATATCAGACAAGATCATGTTAGCCGAATTGTTAATAAAATTGATTGGCATCATGTTTAATTTACAAATTATTAAAGCCAACTCCCTTTACAGTCACTTCTCCATCAGTTCTAGCTGTTACTACTACATTGATCCATTTGAATCCATCTGCATTTACAATATAATTTTTGTAATCGTCTGCTACTGATACTACGAATCCTGTATCTCCAGTAACTATCGTGCCAGGATCATTCAAATCATACATAGCTACATAATCCCATTGATTAGTAACTGATTGAGCTGATCCCCATGTAGGTGCTGTATTAGATATACTTCCTTGAACTTTTACAGTTAAATCTGCATTCGATCCTCCATCGGTAGCGAACCATAATGTAACGTGTCTAAAATCAGCTACATTCATTTGAGTTCCTGCTCCTGTAGCACTTACATCATCTAAGAATGTATGTTCTGGTGTTGTTGTTCTACTATTTCCCATATAAATAAAGTTAAATTGTTAAGCTGCTTGTAAAAATCCGTTGTCCGAGATTGGTTCCCATTGACAATGCCAGTCTATCTTGCCAGTTGCTAATGCTGCACTTAGAACCATTTGTATATATGTATCTGCTGCATCATCTTTAACTAAGATAACTGGTACTCTTGGATCTCTAAAACTTGTATTTTCAATAACAGCAGGTGTCGAATCAGGTTCTCCCATTTCTAAAGGATCAGTTGCTACACTTTCTCTTGAAAGTACAGTACCTACACATCTATTGATTAAATCTGGTGCTCCTGCTGAATCTGTTATATCTGGTTGAGCATTAGTTGAATATAATTCTAAATTTACCGTACTATTAGTTCCAGGTGTAAGCGTTTCTATAACTCCAAAAATACTATGTACTTTTACTGCTCCTGTTACTTTGAAAAGATTATAATGTTTTCCATCACTAGCTACATCACCTCCTGTAGCTGTAAGTGTAATCACTTTATGAATTTCGTTATCATAAGTAAAATCACTCCATACAAAAGCATGATCTGCGTCAGTCCATCTTCCATCTCCTCCTCCACTACTACAATCTTTAATTACTCCGTTTGTACATCCTGCATCAACTTGAAACCCTGATGTTTGATGTCCTTCTGAACCACTATTTTTGATTCTACATTTATCACAACTATCAGTTACCCAGAATCCTATAGAAGTTGTTTCTCCTCCTGTACAACAATCCTCAAGTTTAACTTTATCTCCTTGTATTTTGAATGCTGCTATTAATGGAGCTGAACTTCTACAATTATCTAATACACATCCTGAACCTTTAGCAGTCCCTGTTTCCCCTATATCAAATCCTATATCAGCAACTGAATCACATTTAACTCTCACATCTGAAATATAACAAAAATTACCAGTAATTAACATTCCTGTAGTATTAGCTCCATCTGGATCAATAAGTAACGAACCTCCAGGACACCACACTTTACAATAACTTGCACTAATAGTTAATGCTGTATTAGAAGCAGGTTTTATTACTGTTCCTATCTCTGGCCATAATTGACAATTAGCTACATTTAAATTTAAGTTTATTTCTGTATAAATTCCTGCTTTTATAACAATTGCATCTCCAGCTACTAGGAGTCCTATAGCTGCACCTATTGTCTTTTTAGCTGTTTCTGGTGTAGTACCATCTGCTGTATCATCTGCTTCTGCTGCATCTACATAATAAATATTACCTGGAAACTTACGAATATCATCAGTACCTACATCAATATTTTTAACAAGAGCCACTAAACTATCTCCTGCTGTAGTATCAGTCTTATTTCCAATTACATCTCTCATTTGAGCATTACTAGCTGAATCTGCGGTTGGTACATCTTGGTATCCATCAACTGTATCTATTTTGCTATCAGTTGTAGAATGTGCTGTTGCAATAGCACCTTCAACTTGAGATTGATCTGCTGGATCAGTTGGCAAATTATCAGTTTTAGCTTTCACTTGTTTATTCAAAGCTACTAAAGAATCTCCACTAGTTGTGTCTGTTTTATTACCTACTACATCACTTACTGTCACATTATCAGCACTATCTTGACTAGGAACTCCTAGATCTAGATCTGTTATATCTGATTTTAAACCTGCTCCACTCACGATAAATTGTGTTAAATATTACCAAACTGAAATACTAAGATCTGTATAATGACTATCTGTTGTAGTATTTTTAGCTTTAATAGCTATTGATTTACCTACTTTCATTTTATCTCTACTAATAACTGCATTGCCTGGAATAATCATGTGTTCTGTCGTACCTCCATCGAAGCTTACAGTTACTGGATGAGTTCCTCTATTAACTACTTCTACATGTTCTCCATTTTCTGTAGGAGTCAATATAGTTGCATAAGCATTTTGTCCTAAAGCATCTTTACCTATAGGTTGAGCACTAGTTGTTACTGGCATGATATTTTTGTTAAATAATCTTTAGTGATTTAGAATTAAGCTTTTGGTGTAATTCAGCATGACACTTTTGACATAATTCTGTAAATTTATATGGATTATCATAATCCTCATGATGACACTGTGTAGGAGTACTTATTATCCATTTTGTTAAATAGCATTTTATGCATATATTTTTTTTAGTTATTTTGTTATATTTAATCAAATCTCTAGTTCTTCTTCTACAATCCACTTTTCTTTTGTGTTGTAAATCTTCCTTATATTTTCTTTCTCTTTTTCTCCATATCTCCCTTACTTTCTCTGGATTATTTTTTACCCACTGTTTATTTAATTCATTTATTTTTTCCTTGTTTTCTTTTCGATACTTAATGTTATATAATCGCTTTTTTTCTTTATCATAACCTGAGAGCTTTATGCATTCTTTGCATTGTGACATTAAACCATTCTTCTTATATCCTGCTGCATCTTTATAAAAATCTTTAACTTCCTTTTCTTTTTTACATTTACTGCATTTGATCATAATTAGTTGAGTTAATTATTAGAGTGTGGGTTGGAGGAGTGACTCAACCACTCCTCCATTTTAAACCGTCATCCCACTTTTTAGAAAACCAAGTAAACTATTTATGCAAGCACAGTTCCGACCCATGAGGCACTGTTTGCATCATAAATCCACAATTTCTTAGCATCTTGCTCAAAGAAAATCGAACCACTAACAGTTCCATTTGGAGTGTTAGTAGCATGATTTGGAATTGAAAGTCCTGCTCCTGTTGTTGTGTTTCCTGTAACCGTTAAAATAGTTGTTGCACTTGTAGTAATTGAATCTGCACCATGATCTATTGTCATAGCTGCACCACTAGTTGTATGAAATATTATATTGGTATCTGTAGCAGAACCAAATGTAATATTATCATTTGCTGTAATAGCATCAATATCTAAACTATCAGTACCATCAAATTGAATTGTTACTCCATCTTCTGATCCAGGAGTACCACCAATTACGATCTCAGTTGCATCTGTAAATTGTAATTGATCTGCACTTGCATCCCAAATCATAAATTTATTAGTAGTTGCACCAAATGCTTTGAAGTCTGCACCTGCTGCATCTGCACCAATTGTAACTGCTTCATCAATTTGAACTGTACCAGAATCAATATGTAACGCTTCTCCTGTAGCAGCACTAATATATACTGCATGAGAAGTTGCTGTTGAACCAGTATCTACAATTCTTAACGAAGTTCCTAGTCCTGTAGCTGCTCCTCCTCCTGAATATTCAATCAAAAGTGAAGAAGCATTTGCATGAGCTAAGTCACCATCATTTGTGATAGTTACTTGACCTACACCATCAGCTCCTAACCATCCAGTACCTCCAGTTCCTCCATTAGTAACTGTAACAGCTCCAACTGTTGAACTTGCTGCTGAAATAGCCTCGAAGACTGTTCCAGTAGTTGCTTCTGCTGTAGCTTTCAAGATACTTGCTCCTGCTGCTAATGAAGTTACTGTTATACAATCTGCTGTACCTTCATGATCAATTACAACTGATCCAGTTGCTCCTGTAGCATTAGAATCAATTAATAATGTTTCATTATCTGCTGCTGCATTTGTTTCTTCAAGTTCAAACATAGCACCGGTTGTAGCTGCCTGGTTTCTCTTAATGTAACAAGTTTCATCTGTAGCTGTATCAACTGTAATTTTACCTTCAGTAACCACGAAGTCACCATCAGTTAAAGTACAATCTCCATCAGTAAGAGTAATATCTCCTGCTGTAATTGCGAAAGCATCAGTTCCTTTAGCACTTCCAAGGATTGTTGTTGCTCCGTCTCCTGCTACTACAAAGTCATCACTTGCTCCATTGTAGCATCTGATATACTCTCCTACCATTCCAGCTGCTGAACTTTCCATGTAGATCATAGACCCACTTGTCAAAGCGTTAGCAGTAATGGAAACGACATTTCCGGCTGTAACAGAATTAGCTGTGATTCCGAAGAAACTACCAGCTCCTGTAAATGACCATGCATTTGTATAAGATGTAAATGCAAGCGAACCATTACCATCAGGATCAATAATATCATTATATACTCCTGCTCCTGTTAATTGAGATAATGTTCTTTCTGCTGCTAGAGTTGAATCATAAAAGATCAAATCACTACCATCAAACTTTAAGTATGAATCTGTACTATCTGCTGCTCCTAATGTAAGCATTTTACTGTCTGCAGAGATTTTAATATCACCACTTGTAAGATCAAGATCTCCAGCAACCATACTTAAATTACCTGATGTAAGCAACAAATTACCAGCAGTCATTGTAACGTCACCACTTGTAACAGTAATGTCACCAGCGGTAAGTGTCAAAGCATCTGTTCCTGTTAATGTACCAGCGATTACAGTTGCACCATCTAATCCTACAAGGAATTTAGAATCAGCTCCTGCATTATCAGTACAATCAATAAATACTCCATGTGCATCTCCATTAGCTGTGTAATCTAAATTCATTAAACTAGCACCTGCTGTAGGATTTGCATGAGTATTGGAGACGATAAGTCCTCCCCAGTTTGCTGTTGTTGAAGTATATGTTCCTGTATATGCAGCGAACTGAATACTTCCACTAGCAGAAGGATCTCCTATTGAATTGTAAGCTGTACTTCCACTACCACTCCCGATTGTAAATGCAGCACCTGAAGCATACGCTCGGAACCCTGTTCCACTTACATATACTATCTCTCCATTTGTATCAGGATCAGTAGTGTTGGTATTACCCAATCCAACCCCTCTGCCAAAATGTGTTATTTTAGCACTCATTATATATAATTGTTATAAATTTAAGGATTATCTTGTTATTGATTTATAGTCTTGCGACCTCCTATTGCTTCCTTAAAAGCAACGTCAACTCAATAACAATTAAGACTAAGTCCCAAGACTGGCTACAGTCCCTAAGTAATCCGGACTTCCAGCTTGACAAGCAAAGTCTATTTGATATAGGTAAGAACCGTTGGTTTCTGACCTGATGTAATTAACTTCTGGTTCGATAGCAACTAGATATTCTAATCGGTTCCACATTTTATCTCCTACTAAAAACCAAGCGGTTGTAGAAGTGAGTAGTGGCCATACGACTAGATTCATACCGATAGAATTGATAAAGTTTATCGATCTATCAGCAGTCTCTGGATCAGTAGGTGAACCTAGTAGTTCGAATCCTTCCATCCATAGATCTGGCGGTACAACTAAATGTTTACCTACTACAGGCATTTTCTTTCCTCCATGATCTTTCATGTTTTGCAAAAGAACTATAGCAGCATTCAAAGTAGTTTTTGAAAGTGCTCCTGTAGTTAAGTTGTCATTAGTTTGTCCTGGTAAATTTCCTACGCTATGTGCATTTGCATAAAGATAAGATCCGTCCCATGTTGTTGCGGTAGCGAATCCTCCGTTCAAAATAGTTGCCATAACGTCATCCATTTCGTATTTAGCTCTGTATCCAAGTTTTCCTGCTTCTCTAATTACTACGTTATAATTATCAAAACGTTTCATTAGTTTAGAAACTGGAAGTTCTCTTTTGTATACAGACTGAGAGATAGTTTTAGTACCTACCTCTTCGATATTTACTGCAGGGTATGCAGCATTTTCAGCTACAACTGGAATATCTCCATCAGCAGCAGTAACACTGAATTTCTCATCTACACGTTCAGGACTCTTTTTATTAAAGAATTTTGTACCTTGAACGATATAAGACTTCCATCCAGAATCAAATGCTTCTAATACGAGTTTATTAGCTGAGCTGTCGTTTAAAGTTGTAAGCGACATATTCTAAGATTTTTAAATAATAAATTAGTAGTTGCTAAGTAGAGCAACATCGATAGTATCGTTGGTGTCATCATAATCCATAATCAGCATAGAATGTGCTGCATTAGGAGCGTTTTCATCAACGGTTTGTGTAGAACCTCCTACGTCCATTGAAACACGATCAAAAAGAATTGCTGGATCTAGATTACCAGCAGTTGTAGGAAGGCCACGGACTACAAGTCCAGTTGCGTGATAAACAACGCTTACTGTACCTGCTGCTCCTACTGTGTCAGTAGAAGTTGATACAGCAAGTCCATAAAAACCTGTATCATCACATTCTCCGTTAGCAACTAAAACTGCATATCCATTTGCCAATTCTACTACTTGTCCACTAGCAATAGATGCTGCTGCACCTGCTACAACGTTAAAAATTCTTTCTGTCGGTTCAACTCCATCAAGAGTACCTTGATAAGTAAAATCTGCCATGTTGTTATTGAGTTAAGAACTAATCATCTAGAGATAGACGGAATGTACCGTCCTCTCCAGTTTGTTCTTTAACCCTATCTAGTCCTTTAGCTATATCTTCAGGTGTTCTGGACGATCCGTAAGTCATCTTCTGGAACGTCTTTAACTCTTCTGTTACTTGAGTCTTTTGAGGTTCAGGTGATGCACTTCCTTCTTGTCCTACTGAGGAAAATGAAATTCTATGTTTTGCTTTACTTTGATTTACAAGCAATGCTGCTTTCTCTATTGCTAGAGTCCAGTCAAGAGTAACTCCTCCGACTGTTTGTCCAACCAATATATTAGCGTTATCTTTTAGAGCTTCATGCTCGTCAGTATTAAATCCTACAGATTGAGCAAAATTGTCCAATTGCTTGGATCGTACTTCAGATTGTTGCTGTTCTAATATCTCTAATTTGACTTTAGCTCGTTCTTGTTCACGAACTGTCTTTTCATCAAATTGTGGTTCTGTAGGAGCTTCTCCTATCTTGCTAGCGTAATCAGTACCGAATTTTTTACTAAAATATGTTTTTAGATCAGGATCTGATTCTACCTTCTCTAATACCATCCTTTTAGAAGTTTCGTTGTTACGAGCAAGTTCTATATAACCTTCAGCAAGTTTCTTTGTACGCTCTCCTAGTTCTCGAGCGACTTTGCCAAAACGTTCAGGTGTACCTTCAGCGGTTTGATCGGCTTCTGGTATCACTTCGTTTATAGGAGTTTCTTCTCCTTCAACTTGCTCACGATCTTCTGATGGTGGCGTGTTATCTAATTCCATACTATCTCCCGCTTTAATTGACAATCCATCTACACTTTCATTATTTTGATCACCGAATGTAGAGTCTCGTTTAGGTGGAGTAGTACCTTTAGACGAATCAGATACGTTTTCTTTAGACATAAATAAGTTGTTAAAGAGCAATTGAGAGCCATATAGACTCATGTGAGACTTCTTAGAAATCTCCATATGAAGCTATATATTCAGATATATACCAGTTGATGTTACTTATCTTTATCAATATTTTTAAATGTGTTACGTGCTAATTCTATTGCTGCATTGTCCATGCTCTTTATGTGTGCCTTATTAGCTCTATCACATTCATCCATGATCAAATCATATCCAGTTTTTATATCTTTCTTTTTCATTTAACTCTTCTTAATTGTGAGTTGTCTATTGCCTGTTCTGCTTTATCTAATGAGTCTTGTTTTACTTCTGCTGCTTCCAGTATATCGGTATAGTTCATAATCCATTCTACTAGATCTAATCCTCCTGCTAAGTAACCTCTTTTATACTCGTTGCCCAAATGTTGCTTTAACGTTCTCAGGATTTGGCCGTGGCGCTGTTTTAGAAGATTCTTCCAAGCTTTGAACTGGTGTTTGCTGCTCAGCTTGCGCAATGCCATTAGGCTTTCCTGGTTCAGTAGGGACTTGACCTGCTTCTTGTACCTGTTGTCCAGCATTTTTAGTTTGGGTTACGATATTTATCATTGTATCTTTTAAGTGATCTTTCATTGCTAGTTGTACCTTCTTGCCTGCTTTCTTATATACTACTCCCTGCATGAATTCTATATGCTTAGTATAATGTGTCATGGAATCTTCATCCTCCTTGATAGCTGGATTCATTGACATCATGATCTGTTCATGTTCTATATCTATTATGTCGTAGTCCTCTTTCTTCTGTCCTTCTGGTGGAAATAGTTTTGGTGTATCCATTTTTAAATCTTCTGCTATTTGTCTAATAAATTCTTTTACATCCATGTTGCCTACTATCTCTTTATACGCCTCAGGATTAGTTGTAATCAATGAAACGATACTTTGTAAGAACATCATTATAGATTGATATTTCTCTTGTCTTATCTCGTCATCTTGAAATGCTGGTACTATCTCTATTTCTTTATCATCCATTTGACCCGATACCTTTTTATTCAAATAGAAATAACTTTTAGTTCCTTCAGCCTTCTTGAACTCTACTACACTCTCATCTTTATCCTGTATCACATTATATCCTTCAGCTTCTACTTTTCTATTAACTATCTCTCCATCTTCATTCTCATACGGTTCAGCGAACTCATTATCTATATAACTGCATATCTGATATGTTAAATACCATTCTGTTTCTGATGTATTACGTATCAATTGATTCAAAGTTCTCTTCTGTAATGCCTGATGTTTAGCTAATGTTTGAGTAGCTAATTGATTAGGATTGTTTTGAAGTGCTCTACGATCATCTCCTGTTGATGCTATGTAAGAATCATCTATAGCTTGAACTACTTGGAATACATCTTGAGTAACTCCTCCGACTCTGTAAGGCATAATGTGATCTTGAAGTTTTCCTCCATCCGTTCCACTTAAAGTAAAAATAGCTCCAGGTTCTAATTCATGTTCTTCTTCATTAAAACTAACATTGCCATCAACTACATATGCTGGTTGAAGTTCTAGCTTGATATTATCTATCATTAAATTAAGAACTGTCTCTCTGAATAGATTGTATGGTTGTATTAATTCTACTTCGCTTACTCCGGCTATTGAATCATATCTACGATAATTATAATAGAAGTGAAATGGTATTTGTTTATGCGAGTACGGAATACCATCAGGTGAATCGAATATCAATTTAGTATTAGCGTAAATTCTCAATACATCATTCTCTTGATCCCAATATTCTATAACTGTTACATAATCTGCAGCTTGTCCTTTCTCTGTACTTTCTTTAGTAGTAGGAACTTTCTGATCCATCCATGCACCACCATACCAAGTTGTAGGTACTACTGATTTAATTGCTGCTTTATCGAATCCTGGAATGTTCTGGTACTTATGTATAAATGTATCGTAATAAAACTGTCTTGTCCTGAATACGTAAGGACAATATTCCATACCAGTATGATCGTGTAACTTGTATGCTGAGTAAGCAGGAAGTATATCTCTAGGATCAACTCGTTCACTTCCTAATCCATCGTATAATAGAACTTGTTTTTGTTTTCCTCCTTTATCTTTTATAGTTTTAGTATATCTGGTAGGAACTACAAATAATACTCCCATACCAAAAAAAGGAACATCCCACATAGCTCTGTTTTTAGCAGCTCTGATGTTAGACATTCTCATTAAATAATCTAATGCGTGTTGTTTTGCTATAGCTCCATCATCATCTCCTTTAACTCTAGCTTCAGGTAAAATCTGTATGATTGAATCTACTTTCCTTTCAATAGATCCAAATAGTTCAGGAAACCGGAATGATGAACCCCAATCTTCTCCTTGCTTTAAATGCTTCTGGTATTCTCTGTAAGCTACATCTATTAAAGAGTACTTAGATAGCTCTTCAGAACGTGCATCATAGGACTTGATCCATTTATTGATAATATCGTTTTCTTTTACCTCCATTTATATTTATTTAAAGTTTTAGTTTTTTTATTGTTTTATTTAAATCTCCGTACTGATTCTGTTTATATTTCTTCATTCCGTATCCTTTACTAGGACTTATTATTCTGTCTCTATAGCCTACTCCTAGCATCCTCATAGCATCTGCCGGATGACTTGCCCAATTATGTAGAGGTTTATCTCTGAACATTCCTTTCTTATCATCCCATTCCTGAGTATAACTTCCTAACGCATCTAACAAAAAAGCTGTTTTCTCTTTATCAAACCAGCATCTACTGAATATAGCACGTACCGCTTCTATTCCATCTTTAACCCCTACATTCTTTACTACTTTAATCTTATCCCTTCCTAATAAAGATTGCAACACTTCATATCTACTTCTTCCCGTTCCAAGCTCTCTAACGTTTACATCATGCGGTAAATTATGAGTTCCATACATATATATTTTGTCTTGCAAGTATCTAGTATAATGCTCTAATCCATATCCATTATTCTCGTAGTAGTCGATTATATGTATTTGTTTGCCTACAGTTTGAGTGAATACTATCACAGTTGTATCAGATATTCCTAGATCCCACCAAGTGTCAACAGTTAGATTAGTTTGATGAGGAACTGAACTAACTCTATTCTGCTCTCTGGTATATTGAAGATCTTTAGAATAATAAGCTCCTTTAATGGCAGCATCGAAGCTACAATACCATTCCTGCAAAAACTCATCTCTACTGATTACTCCTTGTTCTATTAGTTTCTGATCATCTTTAACAGCTTGAGCTAGATTAGCTATAGTCTCTCCTTGTTCGTTTTCTATTGAATCGTCTACAGTCAATAAAACCCCCATCCATTCATTCTCTAGTTTAGATTGTTCATAAAGTCTATGGAATTCATTCTTTCCTTTAGGAGTACCAATCCATACCGCGTAACCTAGATTATCTGCTAAACATTTACTGACTACCTCAGTAAATATAGTGGCTGGCTGTTGAGAGTATTCATCAAACACTACTCCATGTAATCCTAATCCCCTTAAAGCATCAGGATTATCAGCGCCGAATAATTGTATTCTTGAATTGTTATGAGTAAAGTCTACTCTTAATTCTGATTCATTCTTTTTAATTCCTGGAATATCTTGAGTGTATTGTTTGATCATATCCCAAGCTATCATCTTAGACTGTTTATAGTAAGGAGCAATATAAGCGAATCTACCTCCTTCTATTTCACATGCATCTCTAATAAGATGATTTATACAAGCTGTCGTTTTTCCGCATCGTCATCGACGGTGAGCCACAATAACATTCCATCTCTTTTCAGAGTCATGAAGGCTATAGGACCACCGTCTTGGCTTATATTTTATTTCTATTGGAGCTTTCATATTTGACATGCTCACTATGTGAGTTAAATAACTTTAAATTTTCCAACCTATTGTTTGAGGGATTTCCATCTATATGATGAACTACTTCTTCTTTTCTTAACTTTCTGCCTAATTCTTTCTCTACCAAATGTCTATGCTTCAACACACGCCCCTTATCTATTGTTACTCTCCAATATCCATCTTTCCTTCTATTTCCTTCAGGATTATAATTCCACCCACGCTTACCATACATTGGATTATTCTTGCCTGAATTATCATAATATTTTACAGGGTTATCATTCGTATACCAATCTTTTTGCCATTTCAATCTACATGGTATTGAACAAAACCTTCTTCTCCAAAATTTCTTTAAACTTTCACGATACTTCCCTTTCCTCTTCTTAAACTTTTTCCCACACCATTCACAATTTTTAACAGGATCAGTATTATTCATACCTGTAGCCTACCGTAGTATTGGGAACTAGTCAATCCATCCATTTAATAACAAAGTTACCACCTTCTATATTAATATTAGGATCTTTAGGTTTAAAACCAGCTCTATCCATAATGTCCTTGGAAGCACCTAAAGCTACCGGTAGATTCTTACGTTGAAAAGTTAATTCGTGGATAGTAGACTGAGCGTCAACCGCAGCATCATTGATCATTTGTTGTATCTGAGGTTTTTTGAGGTTACCATAGCCTATATTAGCTGCTGTGTCATAATCTTCGGTATCGTATGTTTTTAAAGCTGATTTTGTAGCGTTTCCAGTTTCTACAAATTCTTTAACGAACTCTTTTTGCTTCTTACTTATGCGCTTGGGGTTTTTCTTCTTAGTTTTTGTCATTTAATATATCTTGTTCAAATTTTAATAATTGTTTTTGTTTATCTTTTAGTTTAGATTCAGCTTTAAGCTTAGCACCACCTAGAGGATTGGTGTCCATTTTAGCAGCCATTACAACCTCTTGAGCAGCACGTACTTCTTCCTTGGAGAGTATCATCCATTTAAGTTGGTTTTGATTAGAGTCCTTCATAGCTTTTACGGTTTTATATATTTCTTCAATTTTAGTCATTGTTTGTGTTTAATAGTACGACTCCTTTGGTTGGTTATAGGAGTGTGTTTAATTTTTACTTTTTTCTTTCTTTTGAAAAGATTTAATATTTTTCTAATAAAGTTCATTATTTTATATTTTAGTAACAAATATATATTTTCTTATTGCGATAAGCTCGCCATCACCATCTAAAATGTTAGTCGAACAATATTCACCGTCTACATACTTCAAATCAACACCCCAATCAAGAGCATGGAAAAGACATTCTACATCGTATTCATCAAAATATATTCTTTCAATCTTTACTTTTGTTTCTTCGGCAATTATTTTCATAAAAATTCTGATAGGCTAGATTTAAGTTGGTTTATTTGTTTGTTTTGAACGTCTATTCGTTCCAATAGTAGAGTAAGTGTTTGGGCTAAGTTTTCTATTTGATCAGCTTGTTTGTTAACCATATCAACAAAAGCCCTAAACTCTCCTAATTTCATAAACGTAGCATGAATCTCCTCTTTTGATTTGCGTAATTTAACATAATCGTCAAAATGTTTACTCATATCTGATAAGGTAAGAATTTATAAGCGCTATGTTGTCTCCATCACTCATATTATCTCTTAATTCCGTAAGCATTTGCTGTACAGGCATTTTAGACCCCTTGTAATCAAGAATCATTCTTCTAATATCCCCGTCCTTGATTCTACTCCACAGCTGTTTGATTACCATGTCTAATTCACCTTCAAAGCTAGGCTTTTTGGGTTTTAATCCAGTATGCTCTAGCTGAAGATCTGGTATGTTTTTAACTTTTTCTATATTTGTTTGATCCATAATTGCATCTGCTTCTCGTTTGCATTTACGTTGATGACTTATAAGGCCAACTCTAGACTTGCAAACTTTATCGCAATAACTACACGTTAATTTATCCATTTTTATGTTGGTTAGATCTTATGAAATTAATTTCCTGTTGTAGGTTTTTAGTATAATCATCTCTTTTGCCATGACGTTGTTGTGCTTGTTGAAGAGTTTTAATATATTGCTGATCACTTGACCCTCCTCCTTGATGCTGTTTAGCAGCTTGTTGATTATGTTGTAATTCCTTTCTAGCTTCTGACTTTCTTTTATCGAAAGTTTCCATAGCTTTAGTGAACTTTTTAGAATATTTTGTTATGTTTGCCATTAAAATTGTTCAGTTATAGAGTCCCATTTGATATCCTGTGCTTTGCTTTTACGATGATAAGCTTTAAAAGCACCACTAGCTTGTTTAGCAGCCATGGTTGCAAACATTTGATCAACTCCGGTACAAACTATTTCGTAATCAAAAACCTCCATCTCTCCATGAGCTCGTACTGTTCCTAGCTTAGTGTCTACTATTAAAATTATAGTTGCGAGATTAAGTGATTTAATTATACATGACCCGTGAAGTAAATCAATTGTCTGTTGAGGAAAGTGTTTTATAATAGCCTAAGCACCGTGATGGATTTACTTTCAGGGGAATATCATGACGCTAATTGAACGCGGGACTTCCCACGGTGGGCCTCTTAGGATAGAAGCTCTTTATCCTCAATACAACACGAATGCTCACGCCGCTTTAAGTATAACTCTCTGTTACAGTTTCTGCAAGTTCCTTGATGGTTGTCTGTATTGAGCTTAGCTAGATTGAATTTATATATTAATTTTCTTTTACGACAATGATTGCAAACTTTAGTGTACGGTAATTTATCAGGAATGTTTTCTTTGTCTATGACTCCTCTTTCTATTCCGTCTTGTAGAAATTCCTTGTAATTCATAAGTAACTTTTAAAAAATTTACGTTTTTCTTCTAGTGTTCCGGTATCTTTGAATTCCTTTAGTGTCATTGAGTAAGCGATATGTAATTTATATGATTTTATCTTTTTGAACAAACTTTCAATCTGGTCTTCATTTAAGTTGAGGTATTCTTTAATTTCTTTTTTTAAGTTAAACATGATTCTTTCTTAATTTTTTTAATTATAGCTTCTTTAGCTTTCCATGCATCCTTTTCAATCTTATCCAATTGTTTACCATACTTCTTAAATCTTAATTCATAACATGTAGGACAATATCGATCTGGGAAATCACTTATTGATCCAAAATCATAGTCTCCACAACTAGTACATACGTCTCTTCTGCATATTGAACACGATGTTAAATGAGACTGCTTCTCGCAAAAGTCGCAAACAAAGACTTGTTTTTCAATTACTCTTGCTTTCTGTGCTGGTATTTTAGCTTTAACTGTTTTCTTCATAAACATTTTTTAATTATAAAAAATCTAAATCATCTTTTAAAAAACTATACCCTCAATGCTTAGGTTTATCTCTCCCCTCTACTTCGCAGTAGTTTAAAGAAAGTTTGAACGTTTTGAAAGTTTTATGCTTGAGGTCCATGATATTGATCTGTATTGATCTACCTGCTACGGTCTCGCTTTACCAGGTAGAGATAAGTAGTACGTGTCTCTCGGAACTTTGCACTCTTTCATCTCTGTTTCTCATCCTCTCCACAAACGAGGACGGGAGGTTCCAATGGGAATCGTAGATACGGATTATAGAGCCGTATTTTAGCTCTCTTCAAAATTAGTTGTGGACTTCATTATAACTTACCCTTGATTTATTTGCAACCCCTATATATAGTATGTACAGGAATCGTAGGGTACTATATGTACCAAACTAAAGAACCGCTATGGGAGTGGTGGTTCTTTTTTATTCATATCCAAATTATAACATGTTTTATTTTACTGTTTGGTTGTTCATATAAGATATTATTCTTGTTCGTAATTCAGATAACACTAGCACCATAAAAGGCCTATTAGTTTCACTTACTTCAGTTACGGGACATTTATCTAAAAGATTTACTAGTTTCTTAGCTGTTGTTATTATGTTTGATCCATTTAAGAATTCTTTTTTACCATCAAGAACTTTGTTTATTTTGATTATACCTGTTTCAACAGTGTCGTCCTTTAAATCTAAAGCTAAAATTTCTTTAACAATTCTTTTTTCTATAATCTTTTTATGTTTTTTAGGAGCAGCATTGATTGCTCTTACACTTGTACTTGATATTACTCCATCATCAATAGCTTCTTGAAATTCTTTAGTTTGGTCGAGGAGTATGAGCTTTTCCCAAACATAACCTACTGACTTTCCTATTTCATTTGAAAGCCAAGTCATACCCTGGTCTGATCCCTGCAACTTTTTACCCGGAATAAACTTGCCATAATTAATAAGTGTTTTCTTTAATGCTTTAGCGGTATCAATGTCTGACATAGTATTGTGGTGTACATTTTCAATGAGTTGGTGTTTGAAGCGTTCCTTTTTTGACATTTCTTTTCCTATAAAGCATGGAACTTTTTTAAGTCCTGCTATTTTAGCAGCTCTCCATCTACGTTCTCCGGTAATAATGATATTGTTATCATCAATTTCAATTGGATTAATTATTCCTTCTGATTTAATTCCTTGTGCCAGGTCTTCAAGATCTTTCTGATTAAATCTTTTACGTGGTTGGTTAGAATCAGCCTTAATTGAATCTATTGGTAAATTATTTATTATTGTCATTTTTTTTAGGATTAGGTAATACATTATTTGTTTTAACATTTCCTTGTAAAAGAGTATAGTTCATTTCTCCTAAAAGTTGTACTATGTTTTGTTTTATTTGAGGATGATCTTCAAGACCTTGCTTCATCATGTTTTGAATAGCTTTAGTAGTTCCTTCCCATCTATTTTTGTTTTCTACCAAGCAAGATATATAGGTTTTTTCATCCAAAAACTGATACTTGTGATCTACTGCATAAAAATAAATATTCTTTTCTTTTCTTAATTTTAATCTTAACCACATAATATAGTTTCTGGTTTTTGCCATAAGCTTCATAGAAATACTACCAAACAACTCAATACATATTTCGTTGGCAGTTGCTTCTCCTACATCTTCAATAAAGATATACAACTGATCAAGAACAACTTTAGATTTAGGATTTAATTTTCTTCCACGTTTTTCCATGTTTATTGATTAATTATAAAAAAGGTTGACATTGTTTCATAGATCTAGTACTATGTCAAGTGTATTTAACAAAACATAAATGAATTCAGGCAAACTAAAGAATGTAATGAAACAGTTTAAAGTCTCCGGAGCTAAACTTGGAAGAGAGTTTGGTGTTACTAGACAAGCCGTTTGGTACTGGAAAAACAAACAAATACCAAGATCATGGCAACGCACTTTAAATGAATACTTTACCAAACTTGCCATTGACAGAGAAGTAAAAGAAGACTAACTTATTTTCTAAGTTTAAAAAAAAGAAAAAAACTAATTATGAAATGTACTAAATGTAATCAGGAACTAACATGTAACGAAGAAGGTAGATACTTCTATTGTAGTAACTTGTGCAAAGAAGGAATGCCTCATAATGTAGAAACTGAAGAAGTTGAACAATTAACCAAATAACTTATGGGATGTGATATACATATGTTTGCAGAAAACAAAGAAGACAAAAAATGGGTGATGCTAGAAGATGCATTCAGACAAGAAAACTATGATAAGAAAAAATATTGGTGTCCTCATCCTTACGATGACAGAAATTATGAACTATTCGCATTTTTAGCAAATATAAGAAACGCTAATAATATACAACCAATATGCAAGCCCAAAGGTTGCCCCCCTAATGCTAGCCACGGATTTTTACACCAACTAGATGTATGGGATTGTGATGCACACTCTATCAGTTGGTTTACTTTGAAAGAACTTAAAGAAATTCCTAAAAAATTATTAGAACAAACGATATATGATTCTAGTCTTATATTAGAAAAAGATGAAGAAGGTAATATCACAGGAACTTGTAGAGATACAAATGGCAAGCACTTTGGCGAAGTAGGAGAACGAAAACTTTTTAAATTATTTAAAACCACAGGATCTCCAATTGAGTTTATAATAAAACAATTAAAATCTACAGGGTTTGAAGACGATGAAAACATTAGGATTGTATTCTTTTTTGATAATTAAACTTAAAAACTAACCAAATAAACAATGGCATTTATAGGTCTACAAGTAGGAGAATCTAAACACGCTACAGTTAAAACACCTTCACCTAGAGAAGGTCAAAACAGTTATGGAAAGACATCTTATGCATTCGATTTCATCATTAACGGAGAAGACCACACTCTTGAAGTAAGTAAGAGTTCAGGAGCTTACAAAGCTATGCAAAGCTTTAAATCCGGAGACAGAGTAATTATTATAAAAAAAGATATAGGAAACAACAGATCAACTTATGATGTGATTCCTGGTAACAACGAACAAAGATCAATAGAACATCAGGATCAGAACTTGGATCTTACTAAAGAAAGTACTCCGCATGAAGATTGGAAAAAAGATAAAGAAGACTTTGATTTAAAAAGAAGAAAAGAAATCTGTTGGGGACAGGCTGCCAATGCAGCTTCTCGAATCATAGCAACTAGAACTGGAAGCTCAGACAATACTAAAGTAGCCTCTGAAGTATATGAACTTACAAAAGAGTTGATGCTAAAATTATATCCAGATCTCATATCTGATAAAGAAGTTACTGAAATGCCTTACCCATTTTAATATGAAAGAAATTTGGAAGCCTGTTCCTATCAAACAATTTAAAAACAGTTATATGGTTTCTAATAAAGGAAATGTAAAATCTGTTGATCGACATGTTATGCATATAAATGGTAGAAACAATTTTTATAAAGGCAAACCAAAAAAGCTTTCTCAAAACAGCGATGGATACTTAATTGTTATACTCTCATATAAAAGATTTAGAAAAACCTGCAAAGTAGGAAGGCTTGTAGCGAAAGCATTTATAGAGAATCCTGAAAATAAACCTCAAACAAACCACCTAGATGGAATTAAAACTAACAATGTTGTATCAAATTTAGAATGGTGTACCCAAAGTGAAAACGAACAACATGCTTATAGAACTGGGCTGAAAGTTAAAAGATATGGTGAAGAGGTAGGAGGAGTAAAGCTTAACAATCAAAAAGTCAAATTAGCCAGATGTTTACATGAAGTCTTTAGTTGGAGTTTAGCTAAGATTTGTAAATATTTTAGCTCCATTTGGGATATAACAAAACCTACAATTTGCTTAATATTAAACTATAAAGCATGGCCTCATATTTAACAAATAAACTATGAACTGGAAACAAGGAGACATAAGTAAAAAACTATTAAAAGGAATAGAAATGATGGAAGCCGTTTCAAAAGAAAGTGGAGGACATTTAATTGGAACACTTGTTTACACTTACGAAGAAAATGGAGAAAACCATACCTTTATACAACAAATAGATTCTAACCAATCAAATGATTAAAAAAGAAAAGAAAGAAATATTATATTTAATCAAGTTCAAAAGAGAACCAAACAGCTTTTTGAGAGTAATCCGTGAGCAAAAGAATGTAATTTATTGTGAAAGAGTAATAAGTAAACAACCAATAATAACAAAGCCACATGAATATTGAAGAGGAGCTTAAAAAACTTCCGGAAAACTATATGCTTTGCTCACTAAAGAATGCTAAAGCTGAAGCTGATTTCAAAAATCTGAATGAACAATCTAAAAACCTATTAGCTACACTAAAGTCAAAACACCAAGCTAATAGTGAAACTGAAAGAGAAAGACTAGCATTAAGTTCAGATAAGTGGATGATACATATAAATGGCCTAAATGAAGCACGAGAAGAGCATCTAAGGCTGCGTAGTCATTTAAAGGCCCTCGAGGTCAAACTGAGCTGCTTACAGAGCTTAAACTCGAGATATGTATCAGAGATGAAGTTAACTTAATTATATGAGTACTTATTTTTATTTAGGATGTAAAGATTGTAAAGAAAGATTTTATTTAGGAAAAAGACAACAACATCCTGAAAACCCAACTAAATTAAAAGAATTTTTATATAATCATTTAGAATGTCAATTAGTTTATCATACAGACCATTGGTTCTTAGATGAAAGCAGAATAATGGATTGGAAAGAAATTGACTAAATTAACTAAATTAACTTAATTATTATGGATTTAAATAAAATTATAAAAATCATGGGGATGCCTTTTGAAATTATCCTTACTAAAGATAGATCAAAAGAAATGGGAGCATCTAATGATGGAGCTAGTGTATTGTCTTCTCAAAAGATTTTTTTAGATACAAGTGGAGGAAAAGAATACACTGAATCAGTTTTAATACATGGAATAATAGAAACTATAGATAGTCAATGCGAGCTTGAATTAAATCACAAACAAATCTCTACATTATCAGCAAACCTGTATCAAGTTCTTAAAGACAATGATTTTTTAACCTAATTATTATGAAATGCAATGAGTGTAAAAATGAATTCAGTGGCGAAACATCTGCTAATATAACAACCTGTTTCACATGCAAAACTTGTAAAAAGAAAAAAGAAAATACTCTTAACGGTGATATAAAAAGAACAACTCGACCTGTAACTTTCTTCTTAAAAAGAAGAATAGAAGCATTAGAAAAAAAAGAAAAGAAACAAAACCAACAAATTAAACTTTTAATTGAACTAGCTAACAGTTTAGAAGAAGCACTTAATCCTAAAGAATGAAAACACTTAAAGATTTAATAGAAGAAGCTAAAAAAGAAGTAGATTATATAGCAAATGGAAAAAATTATATTCAGGGTATAACCGCTAGCGACTTCTCTAACCTTATAGAACGAAAAATTGTTGAAGCTTGTAAACAGATGGCTGAAGAAATTATGCCTAGCGGTGGACTTGTACATAAACCGCTTAGTAATGGTTTGTGTATTTCAAGAAAACGATTACAACAAAAAATTAAACAATTCTTAAATACCAAAAAATGAATAAAGAAGAATGGGAAGAAATAGAAGATGCTGCAAAAGCACATGATGAAATGATTAGTAGTTTTATGCTAGCAGGTAGTAGACGCTTATGTCCAACTTCTAAAAAAGACTTAGAAGATGCTGACAAACTAGAAGCAAAAGGAGTTAAGGCTTGGCTTAAAGTCATGGGTCATACTTTGAAACAATTAAAAAAAGAAAAAAGAAATATATGCAAAGTTTGTGGAAAAGAAGTAGAAAATCAAAACGCTCATGCTATTTGTATATACGATAGAATAAGAGAAGACACTCCACCAATAACACCCTCTAAAGATGAATAAAAAAGAAAAAGCATTTTTAAAAGCTATAAATATGTTAGAAGAATTTGCTGAAGAAAATAATCTTTGTATTATGGGAACAATGGTGTTAGACGATCCAGATGGAGACTGTTATATAGAACAAATTAACACCAACATGGGGGAGGATTAAAACCCAGGTTTTAAAAGACTTTTAGCATCTTCGCCTTAATTGGCAACCTCTCCCACCTAATTATTAAAAAAGAAAGAATGATGCCTGAAGAAGTAGAAGAAATAACATTAATGGAATACGATAACTATTGCCGGATAAAGGAATATATACCTTTCGAAGAATTTGTACAAATAACTCAAGAAAATGAAACTATCAACTCTGATAAAACAAGCTAAGGAAGATTTTGAGCAATGGGGCTACACAGTAAACAGTTCTTGCCTCAACAAATTATTAGAAAAACATCTAACTAGAGCAGTTACTCAGGCGCTAGAAGAAGTTATTCCTGAAGAGAGAGAAATTCCTATAAATGATGAAATGATGTTAAATATGGGATTCAATGAAGCTGTAGATAAAATGGAAGAAAATAAAAAACAATTTTTAACTTAACTTATTATGGATCAATACAAATTAAAAGCACTTGGAGTTGTTTGCATGACTATTCTTGGATTAGGATTGGTTGCAAGTTTGATTGTAAACATTGTCAATTCTTAACCTAACTTTATGATTGAAAAGAAAATAAAAGGAATGGTAAATAATTTTGGAAAGTTTTATGGTTGTATGTTTGAGTGTGGAGATTTTGAAGAGTTGTTAGATAGGATTGAAGAAGCTCTAACAGAAATATCAGAACAATCCAGGAAGCTGGAAAGAGAAAGGATTTTAAAAGCTTTGCCAAAGAAAAGAGAATACAAAAAAATGCCTTATGGATTACAAGCAATTGAAGGAAGTATAAATGATGCTAGGGTTGGCTTTAACGAATGTCTTGAAGAAATCAAAAAACTATTAACCTAATTAACATGGAAACATACCAAGACTATTGTATGGAAGAAACAGATAAATTCTTGAAAGGTAAAAAGATTGGAACACATATAGATTTAAACTATATCAGAAGGAAAGCTACAGAAAGGATGTTAAATGACCTCTCGGTCAAAATAGAGAAGTTTGAAGAAATTAACCAACAACATTATAAGTAATATAACATTAACAGCAGGAGAAGACATAAAGGAAGGAAGTTTTATTTATATTTCAAGGAAAGATGGCAAAGTTTATTGTGCTAAAAAGGAAAAGAAAAAGGGAAAATACAGCATACAATCAAAACTACAATCTAACCAATAACAATATGACTAAAGAAGAAATGCTTGTGAGATATGTTACACTTCTCCTACAGAATTCCATCACGAAGATTACAACGAACCACTAAAGGTAATTGAGCTATGTAAGAGGTGTCATGAGTTTTTACACAAGCAATATAGAGACCAAGGAATTGTTTTAATTTAATTATACAAAATACTAACCTAATATTATGAAACCTGAAAAAATCTTAAAACTAGCAATAAAAAAAGTAGAAAAAAATGGATGGGATTTTTTTGGCTGGAAAAATAAAACAGAAAAAGAGCTTATTAAATGGAATTACGATTCTATCCGAGAAGAAGCGGAAATAGATAATTCAAAGTTTAGATTTTATTGGCTCGTTCAAGATTGGGAGGACGAATCTCCGAAATTACAAATTTCATGGGAAGGCGGAAAGCCTATTTATAAAATCGACCCATGCCAATTATGTCCAAAAGGAACTAAGTCAGTAAAGAAAAAAGGTGACAGGATTTATTTGACTGGAGAGGTGTATTGTGTTGAAGAAGTTATATTCTCACATGAATTTGCTAGAGCTTTTTGGCCTGAAATGGAGGAGGATGCAGATGTAGTTCAATTGTTTGGATTTTCTGGCGAAATATGGGAATGGCATTTGGCTCAAATGATTCTTAAAGAAAAGCCTCTCGAATATATCGAACAGTTTTTATAAGCTCAATTTTGCACAACATGCCTTGTACAACTTAACAATTAAAATTCTTAGTAGGATAACAAAACCTTTGTGAAAGACTCAAAAACTTATAGTTGCTGGATGTGTAAAAAGAGAAAGGAAAGAGATAGATTTTATGTTAATAAAAAACATTACGGAGGTGTTGATTCCACTTGTATTAAATGTAGAAAAGAATATGATAAAAACAGAAGCCGTGCTGGATATTATAAGAAATATTCTAAAGAGAATAAACAAAAGATACAGGCAAAATGGAAAGCACAATATGCAATAAAAACAGGAAAGTTAAAGAAGCAACCATGTGAAGTTTGTGGGAATAAAAAAGCAGAAAAACATCATGAAGATTACTCAAAACCATTAGAAGTAAAATGGTTATGCCACAAGCATCATATGGAGTTTCATAGAAATAAAGCTTTAGATGGCTTGATGACATATGCACAATATATAGAATTGTGTAATATGGCTGATGAAATCCTTGCCCTTTCCTACTAAGACTCCTGACTGTTAACCTAATAGAATGAAGAAGAAAGTTGTACCGAAAGCAAAAAGAGTCAAAAGACTAAAGAAAGCTTGTGATAGATTATTACAGGACGTTTGCCGTGCTAAACAAAAACAATGTGAATCATGTGGTAAGCCGGCAGTTGTTGGGCATCATCATTGTCCTTGTAGCAGAAGTAGTAATTTAAGATATGACTGGAGCAATATTGTACTTTTGTGTCAAGGCTGTCATTTTCTTCACCATAATGGAGATTCAGAAATATCATTTAAATACAGAGCAGGAAATGATGAATGGGAAGAAGACTTACATTCTAGACAACATATCTACAAAAAATGGCTTGAAGTAGAATTAAGAGAACTCAAACAACAACTATCAGATGAATTAAAGCGTTTACAACTTACTGATATAATAAACTAGGCTAGGGTGGCGGAATAGGTAGACGCTTACAACTATCAAAGCGATAGTAGAGGCTGAAGAGGAGAAGTCTTAGTTATAGCCCGTTATGGCGTGGAGTAATTACCAAGCCCAACAAAATTTATAACAAAGCCCTAAGACATGCAAGGTGCAAATCCTTGCCCCTAGCTTAAAATATAATCAACTAATTATGAATTTAGAAAAAAGACTAAAAGAAGAAATGACATCATTCTGTGTTGCCCTCACAAATGCACGACAAATCAAAGACACGGTAGAAAGATTAGAAGTGTGTGATAAAGTAAGAGATGATTTCATTAAAACCTTATTAGATATCATAGCAAAAGAAAAACATGATATTTTTCAAAACTTAGATAAAAAAGTTGAACAAATAGAAGAAATTTTGGTAAAAGTAAAGAACGAAAATCAATTAGAATTTAACGAAATGATAAACAAAGAAATAATAGGGGGGATTGTTTGTCTATCAAAAGAAGCAGATTATGATGGTGAATATCCGCTTTAATTTAATCCAATAAATTATGACTTATAAAAACGGTGACAAAGTAATGGATTTGAAGTTTAAAGAAGTGTTTGTTTATGAAGATGAGCGCGATGCTTTTGTAGTTGAAAAGTATCCTGATAGGTTTGAGTTAATAGAATAATCTAACAAACAAATTATGCAAATAGGAAAACTTAAATTGATTCACAACAAATTAACACAAATGTATGAAGTTTATGAGTTTGATTTCAGGAAAATCCCTAAAGGTGGTCATGGTTTACGCATAACTATAATGACAGAAGAAGAAATTATTAAACATATGCTTGAAAAAAAAGATAATATTTAATCTTATATATTATGAAGAAAGAGAATAGAAAATTTTTGAGCGCAATTGTACAAGTACCTGATGTTGATGAATTTTTAACAGGACAAATAGAGTTATTTGCTAAAATACCAAAATACAAAAAATGGTGGCAATTTTGAAAAAATGAATATAAAGAAGTCCCTTTAAAAATATTAGATATAAGCACAGATTATTATAACTAAAAAAGACTGCATAGCTACAGTCTTAATTAGTACCATAAACGGCAATTTACAGTTTTATTTTTTGCCTCCTATTTTTCTTGCTAGTGAATCAGCTACTCCTATTCCTAGAGCGTACATGATAATAGTTTCTAAAGCTTCTACTTCAGGTCCTCCTATAAATCCTCTAACCTGGAGATAACCTACTACCACGAAAGCTACTACTCCAAAAAACTTTGGAGATAAAAATACCGGTGCTTTTTCTTTGACATCTTTCAACATATATTAAAAGTTAATGATACGATATGCTTTATATCCATGAGCTAATATATGAGCTTGTAAGATCTTTAAATTTTTTAATGCACTTCCACTCTTATTCTTTTCTAAATCCTCTCTAACAGTTGTTCTGAGTCTTCTACTTATGAGATCATAGTAAGACTTATTTATTCTTAGTTGGCCGTATAAATTTAATATAGAATCTGTGCAATATCTCTGCAATCCTATAGTCTTCTGGTATATCACCTTTGATTTTGGTTATGAGTTTATTATCTTCAACCCACTTACAGCTTTCTTGTGCCCAAGTAGGAGGAACAAATACCGGCAATGTATTATAAGTTCGAAGTTCTTTAAAAAGCCATTCTTTAGTAATTGAATGACCTGGACAACTCTTTTTAGAATAATCTCTATGAAACATTATTTTATCATCTGAGATATTTAATTTATCTTGCAAGGCTTTAATAACAAATAGCGTAAAGTCTTTTGTTTTTCCTTCCCATTTCTGGTAATCGTAATTACCTACTACTTCGATACCTATTGATCTCCAGTTACCTATTCCTGCATGAATTCCATTTTTTCTCATAGAAGTAAATAACCAAATACCATCTTCTGCTATAAATAGATGTGGACCGGTTCTCCAACGCTTCTTTTCGTAAAACTTTTTAAGTCCTTCAATGGTGTGTTTACCATTCCAGCTTTCTTTAGTAGGTTTCCAGGTATGATGAATAACAAGCTTATTAGCCGGAAGAGACCCGAAGTTATATCTAAATATATAATCCTTGAACTCTTCCTTAGATAAGCATTTATTTATAATGTCCATATAAATTATTTTAAAGTGTAAGTAACGCGACTTTTGAGGAAATTGTATTCCTTTTTGTCTAACTGTCCTTTATCTAATAATTGTTTGAGGTAATCCTTGTACTGTTTTTCGTTAAGCTTTTTCTCTTTAGCTATTTGAACTACTTTAAGTTCAGGATGTGTTTGTATCATTTGAGTAAAGAAAATAGTCTTATAATAAGTTTCTACTTGTTGCTCTACATCTTTAAGTGCTTTTTTCTTTTGATAATCTGTTAATTGATCGTATTGTTTCATATTTAATACTCTATTCTGTATTTCGTTCATTGCTGTATATATTTTAGGATTGATCCAATCATACTGATCGTTACTTAACTGAATAGAGATTCCTTCCATTGATTGTATTTCAGCGAACTTTGAAGGAACAGCACTATATCCTGCTTCCCAAAGTCTTCTCACCTCATCAGTTAAAGGAGTTTCTGTTATTCTACGTAAATTAAATGGATCTGCTACAGCTCCTATCAATCCACCTTCTCTTATCATAGGTTCTCCTGAACGTTTAAATCTTTTGCCTACATATTGAGAAAGTCCAGGTATACGCTTCAAAACAGCTTCTTGAATATTCCTAGGATCTCTTACTTGAGGATCTACTCCTCCTGCTATTCTTCCTATAATACTAGGTATGATCGAAGCTACTGTTTGCTCTACAAAAGCTGCTGCATATCTTTCAGGTTCTGTTATAGCTTTAAGTCCTCCGGATACACCTTTCAAGAAAGTTTGTTCAGTAAGTCCTTTCATTGTTTGCAACCCTGTTATTCCTAATCTATCCAAAGCTTCTTCGTCTTTTGTATTGTACCAATCAGCTCCCATAGCTAAAAGATTTCCTATAGGAGATATTCTGTTAAGATTGATCCACTTATCACCTATTTTCACAGCATGTGCTTGTTTGCCCTCTAATTGCCATAATGCTCTTTCTGTAGTGTCTGTAGGGAAAGTTCCTGTCATTACTCCTTTGCCAGCCAATACAGCTCCTAAGACTACTATTCCGGTACCTGTTATTTGTCTACCCAAATCTTCTACTAATCTTTTTTGTCCTCTAGTAGTAGGTTCTATTTGATTTATAATTGTATGTATTAATCCAAAAGGAGAATAATCTGCTATAGCTATAGCTACATTAGTAGGAGTACGTGTAAACGGCATCATCACTTCACTAGCTACTCCCATTATTTCTCCAGACTTAGTTCCCCCAAGTCCTTTTTTAAGTCCAGATATTCCTTTAGCTAATACATTCTCTCCTTGGAAAGAAGCCATCTCAGCAGTGTTTTTAGCCATTTGTTGTGCTTCTAATGTTGGCTTTTCATAAAGTTGTTTTATTCTAGCTTTCTTTTTAACACCCGTAAGTCCTTCGTTTATTGCTGTAACTATTGCTGATTCCATCAAAGATCCTTGTCTGACTGGTGCTTTCATAAATTTATCTTCAGCTCCTAACGATCTGAAAATTGTTTGAGTATATTTATTAGCAAACTGTCCTACTACATTTCTACCAGTAGAATCATAATTAGTTTCTCTACGCAAATCCCACTTACGTATAGCCCCTCTATCTATTCCGCTTTCCATATACTCAATCGCCTCTTTAAACCCCATGTCCTTTCCGTCCCACATAGCTTTTAATCTCTGTACAGTAAATGCTTTAGTACGAGGAGTGCCCATCACTTTAGAAATAGTTATATCTAACATCGTAGCAGGTATATCTTTGATTGTTTCTAAAGTAATCATTCCGGTAGTAGACATTATGTTAGCCATGTGAGTTGTCGGTGAAGTAAGAAGTCCAGCTTTCCATAATGCCACTCCTTTTTCTGCCCATGTAGGATTGTATAAAGAGGCGGTATATTGCGCTAAAGCTGCTCCATCCTTCTTTTTTATTAGCTCGGTTAAATCTAGCTGAATCTTCTGAGTTAAAGTTTTGCCGTACTCTTTACGAGCTCTAGAAAACCAATAAGCTGGATCGAAAGTCTCCTCTGCCATCATTCTATAAGCTACTACTGCACGTCCTGCTTCTGTTCCTCCTTTTAAGTATTTTTCTAAAGCGTTGTTTAAAAAGTCTTGAGCTGTATCAAATTTTTCTATCATCTCTGCTTTCTCTATTTTAGTTAATCCTTTTTGTTGTAATTTTATTTCTAAATCAGCAACTACTTTTACCTGACTTCTAATCTGTATTTTCAATGCTTGTACTTCCCCTGCTGATATTCTAATTGTATCTAAATTCTTTAAAAGACCTTTAGGATCTGTACCTAATTCAAATGCTGCATCGTTAATATCTTTAAATGTTTGTACTATATATGATCTTAATCCTAACGTCTGAGTAAGGTTGTTTAAGCTATTAGCTTGTTTTTGATTTAATCTGAATTTATCTTTACCAAAATTCCTTTCACCTTTCTTCATCTTTTGATCGTAATCTTTAATTTTCTTTAATTGATCATCTAAAAAAATCTTATCGCTTTCTATTTTTTCTTTCATCTCTGGAGATGGTTCTAAAGGATCTATATCACCTTTTTGTTCTGCTTTTACTTCCACGGACTGTTCAGCGACTTGCATAGCATCAAAAGCTTTCTTTTTAACAGCTTTTACAATATCATTTTCAATTTTATTTACCATTTGACCCTCTCCAGGCTTCAAAGGCCTAATCGGATCACTAGAAAAACTCTCTTTTAATTTGTTCAAATCGTAACCTTTACTTTCAACTAAATCTAAAAATCCTTCTGGAGTTGCATACCCCCTTTTAATAAAATCATCTCCTATATATTTTTTTAAATAATCTGTAGCAAAATCAAAATCTTTTAGCTTCTGATTAAACTCTGAAAACGTACTATACCCACGCTTAGCTAAGTAACCTATTTTATCAATATATAAATCTCTTATTCCAAAAGGATCAGCCTTCCTTGACTTCATAGCTTCTACTAAAAATTCACCTATTTCATCTATTTCGCCAACCTCTTTAAGTGCTTTCCTGTTCTTCCAATAATTCTTTATTTTATTTACATTCATATTCATTTTCGCTCCCATTTGGCTAAATATATCAGAGCCTACCATTACTGTTTTAACTTTTGTATGATCTAGCTTCTCCCCTAACCTAGCTACTGTATTTATGTAATTATCAAACGTTGTTTGAATTTCTTTATTTGAAATTTGAAATTTCTTTCCTTTCTTAGCCAAGAACCCTTCATCTGGGAATCTTGTATCTAAAAACTTCCTATAAGCTTTGACTGAATTTAAGTTTCTAAATAGATTTGGATCAATTGCATCCTCGTAATATTTTTGCTGCATCTTTTGATCTAATTTATCAAGATCAATATGAGTAGCTTCTTTAGATTTAAGCATTTTAACTTCTGAATAATCTTTTAAATCAAAAGTATGATAAACATCACTTGCTACCCCTTTAGCTCTATCAATAAACGCTCCTTTAACTTCAACCTTTTGAGGATGAAGCTTTTTCATATTTAACAAATATGCTAATTGTGATTCGTAGAACAAATCTCCTAGCATTGTGTCTTTAGAGAAAGGCACATCTTTAACTACTGCTGTGACTTCAGCATCATTCAATTTGGCTCCTTTCTTGTATGTTTCTATTTCAAGTCTAGTTTCTAAAGCATCCATCATTCTTGCTCTATTTGCGTTCCATTTGGTTTTCATTTTACCGAATGCAAACGATCCTACTTCGAACATACTTCCTATAGCCATTCCTGCCATAAAATCATATACAGTGTAAGGCTGATAAGTTCCTTTACGTATACCTATTTCTACTACTTCTTCTCCAGCGTTCTGTACTATAGTATTGAACAATAATTTATGGCTTTTAGACATAGCTAATAATTGAGGACTCTTTAATAACAAGGGTCTTACCATCTTAGCTAATCCTGAATATCCTATAAATGATCCTACTAATAATCCTGAACCATATCCTACTTCTTGTCCTGGTATTTCAGGAAAGTATTCAGGTGATGTAGGTTGATATCCAAACTTCCCACTTACCCCTATGGTGATTCCTTGAGCTAATCCTTTCATTGTACTTTTAGTGACTTGTCTTTCATATAATCTTCTATCAGGGGTTCCCCATTCATAAAGTTTTTGTGCTTCTATATCTTTAGCAATAGCGTTTGGTATAATCCCCACCAAAGGAATATCTCCTAAAATAGGTACTCTTGTATCAGCTATTGTTACTAATTTTTCCATTTCTGCATTTAACTCTTTAGTTGTCATCATAAATGTAGGCTTTGGTGCTACATTTAAATTAAACATATCCATCGTGAATTGTCTTTCTGCAGCACCGTAAAATGCAGTCTGATCAAGCTCTAAAGCTGTATCAGAAGGTGATATTTGGAACTTCCATGAAGCATCCATATCGTTCCATACTTGATCAACCATAGCATCTGAAACATAATTTTTCATTCCCATATTGATAGAAGCTTTATCCATCCAGTCTGTAGGTAAAGGTATGTAAGGAGTTTTACCTTCAATGAATCCTTCTAACTCTCTTCTAATAATATGATTAGCTCTTTCATTTTGTACTGGTGCTTGATAATCTTGCATACCCTCTGCAGCTACTTCTCTTCTCTGTTTTAACCATTCTGGAATCTCTTGATACGGTTCAGCTTTTTCAAATGTTAATCCTTCAGCTTTTTCAGGTTCCCATTGTTTTTTAGGTTGATATTCTATACCAGTTAAATTTCTCCTTGTATCTAAATCTAATGATTCGTAAGTGCTTTGTAGTACATCATCACTTAAACTAGCAATATATCCAGATCTTTCACCGGTAATAGCAACATCTCCAACAAGAGGTACATTTTGTATTGATACTTGTCCTTTATCTTGAGGTAGTCCTTCTAATGGAGCTCTTTTATTTAAATAATCTTGCATTAAAGGTTTAAGCCATTTCTGCGTTTGATCATTCCATGGTACTGCTGCTTTGCTTTTAGTAACTTCTGACATCTGTTTAATTTGTGTCAACTTATTCAACAAAGGATCTTGCTGCATGAATTGTTGTTTTTGTTGCTCTAAGCTAGGAACCGTTAAGCTTTTAGACGGATCTGCTTTAGGATACAAACCAGCTTGTGCTAAATTGTATTTATCTGCAGCAACTGCTACACTTTTTCTAGCGTCCATTAAGGAATGAAACATATCTCCGAATATTGTCATAATTTAATTGGTTATTCTGGCATATCAAAATCTTCTCCTCCAGATTGCTCTACTCCGTATCTATCGACTATACTGATTGATACATTAGACCCAGTTCTTAATTGTATAGAATCTCCATCTAATAAAGCTTGTTGGAATATATCATCTACTCCAAATTGTTCGTAATAATTCCTCAATCCATCTCTTTCTTTCCAAGGCATCTTTTGCGCTCCTCCTTGTCTTATAAAATCCATATAAGTACCAAATTTATTAAAATCAAATCCTTGCGCTCTCTGTGCGCTATCAAAATCACTTAACCATTCACTCATTGATTGATTTAAATCTCCCCTATGAAGTCCTACGATTTTAGGATCAGCTGTATCTATTGTGCGATTATTAGTCCATAATTCGTCTCCTTTCCAATTAGATTCACTTAATGTCATCGTGCCATCAGCGTTAATTGAATTGATCATAGCTACATGTCCATGGATTGTTCCTACGTCTAATACAACCATATCTCCTACATGCGGCACTAATTCTGAAGCTTCTAGATAACTTTGAGGAAGATGTCCTCTAGAATATCCAAACGCTATATTACCTATTACATCAGCAAGAGATCCTTTATATGATAACCCTGGTATACTTTTAAGCGCATCAGCTACATTTTTAGCAAGAGGAACTCCATTTAATATATTATCCATAGTAGCTACTTTTGACGGCAGCAAATCTCCCATTGAATTTATATCGTACAAATCATGCATCGCTGTTCCACATTGTCCTCCATGAGTACCGTCTGCGAAAGCTGTAAACATATTACTGGTAGGTATTCCTGCCACCGCGGTACTTCCTGCTTCTTCTAGCATTTGTTGTCTTATTTCTAACACATATGCATCTTCTAACATTTTATCTCTAATAACAGCTTCTATAAATTCAGGATCATCTTCACCTAATAAAGCTCCAGGCTGTAATCCTACCATCTTTTCTATTTGAGCATTACTTTGTCCTCTACGTTTAGCCTCTAGTGCATCGCTTACTACCTTTTCTTTTTGTTGACTATTGTATGTTGCCAAATCATCTGCTATAAATTCATCTAATCCCCATAAATCAGCTACTGATTCTGCTAAATTATCTCTTAATCCGGTCTCGCTTTTAGCTCCTTTTAAAGCTCCAGGCCTTAATCCTAGTTCTATTTCTACGTCCTCTGCAGACATTCCTTGTCTTATCATATCTAATCCTACTCCGTATTTATCTTTAGCTATAGTAGAATCAGCTTTAGCAGCATCTATTGCTAATTGAGCATTATCGTTTGCTATTGTATGATTTAATTTGAATACATCTAATTGATCTGATCTTACCCATTTATCATATTCAAATGTAGGAATTCCTGTATCTATTATATTACCTGCTCCATCTACATAATGTTCTGTTCCTGTTACTCCATCCATCTTGAATGCGTTCTCTCTAGCATCTTGCAAAATATCGTAATTCCATTTAAGTAGATCTAATTCCATTTGAGCTTGCTTGTTTTTGTAGTCTACCATTTGTGTATTGAAAGTTGAAAACGCTTCTAGTTGTAGTTTGTTCTTTTCGCGATCATTCATTAACTTCTCTCCTTGTATTCTTCGTATCTCGTCCTGAAGATTAGCATCTGCGTTATCTGATTTAGTTTTAGTATCCATACTCATCTTCAAAACATCGTTAGTGAAATTCATCATCACTCTTCTTCCTTCTATATCTAATTGAGCAAAATTGTACATATATTCACTTCTCTGCTGTTGAATACGTAAATCAGCTTGATCTACCACACTTGCTAAAAGTGTCAACCCTGCACTCGAATCCTGTGCTCCACTAGCATATAACTTAGCTTTTAAATATCCTTCAAGTCTAGCTCTCTTAACGCGAGTATCATCTCTCCATGCTTCATATTGTGACTGTTGATATCTTTTGGTAGTTTTTATTGATTCCATCTGTAAGCTTTCAGATTCCTTTAAAATCTTAGCTGTAAGACCTTCATATGTTTCTGGTATGAATGCTTTACCTGATATAGCTTTATCTATTTCAGCTCTGGAAGTAACTACCTCGTCTTTCTCTCTCATATATGTATCTAAAGCGATCGCAATGCTTGTAGCGAAGAATTGATCCATATCTTTATTTAGCATCTCAGCTCCTACTAGATTCATTAAAAGATTCTGTTTAATCAAATCTCCTGATGTCATCATATCTACATCGCTATTTATCAATTGATTAAATAATTGATCAAAACTCATATTCCCTACTGCATCTAAAGCTCCTATAGCTCTTAATTGAGGATCTTCGTATGAATTAGTTTCAGTGTCGTAATCTTGCGAATATTGTCCGTAATAACTTGAAGGAGAAGCTGAATCTTGAATTTTCTCTTCATCAGCTTTATGTTGTTTAGTAAAAAACTTTCTAGCATTCTCGGCACTCATTAATCCTTGCTCATAAGCATTCATTACATCATTGGCTATTTTTTCTTCCATTCCTTGATCTACCGCGTCTTTAGCTGTCATATCAAGCTCCTTCATTTCAATCCCATCTTCCCCTTTAATCGTTTCTCTAACATCTAATTCTGGTGGTTGTATTTGATAACCCTCAAGATCTCCATATGTCATTCCTTCAGGCAAATCTAATCCCATCCACTTTTCTCCTAATTCATCTGTAAATTGCTTATACCCGAACTGTCCTCCAAGTTGTTGATACTCTTCTATACCAAGTCCACTTATCCCATATTTCCCTTGTTCGATAAGTTGATCTATACCAACCACCACATCTCTTCCAGGAATTCCTTCTCTTCCTTGTTTGGGTTTCGCTACTATATTCCCTTGCTCATCTCTACTTACAAGAGCTGACCCACCTTTAGGAATATTTAATCCGCTTACTACAGCTTGTGCTTCTTGAAAAAATGTAGGATCTTCAGCGGCAACCGTCCCGGCCCTTGGACCACTTACAGTCCTTTGACCTCTAGCTTGTGGCGTTGTTGTTCTCCCTGGTGTCGTAGGTCTTACTTTAGGTTTAGGTGAGGGTGATACAGGCGGTTTAGCTATTTGAGATTGATACTTATCGTTTGATTTCTTCTGTAATGTTGCAGCGTGAGCTTTTGTAGCTGTTGCTGTTTTTTTAATTTCTGCTGCTGATCTTTTTTTAATTGCCATATATATTTAAGTTATGTTTTTAGAATATATTGAACTACTAGAAATGGATTTTTCACATCCAGTGTAGCACTTGCTCCGGTATCTGTAGCACCACATAATGCTGTAGAATTTCCTGTTCCTGTTGCTGCATTTAAACCTACATCTACTCTATCTAAATAACTAAACGCAGGTCCAGTTGCTCCGTAATCAATTGCTGCTCCATTAAAATATATTTGTGCTCCACCTGCTGTTCCTAATGCATGCGTATGACTTGAATCAGTTGTTTCTGCTCCCCCTGTTGCTGCCATATTCTGATATGTTCCTGCGGTATCTTTACCATATAATGACATTCCTTGACAATCTGGTACATTAAAATGTGTTCCATCTACTGATCCGTAAGTTGTTCCAATCACTGCGAACAAAGCTGCATAAGAAGCTCTTAACAAACTTGCTCCATCACATAATACAAATCCTGTAGGAGCTGCTGCTGCACAATAAGGTAATATTGCTCCTGTAGGTAAACTAAATCCTGCTGTAGGATCTATATTCACTCCATTAGAATCTAAACTTATTCCATTACCCGCTTTTACTGCGAGTTCAGTAGTATCAATTTCAAGCCCTGAATTAGCTTTAAGATCAGTAGAAACTACTCCTGCAGCTATATCTATTCCATCTCCTGCCGTGACTGTTCCTGTTCCTCCCCCTACATCCGTACTAGATACTCCATTATTACTAAATATCCATTTATTATTACCTGCATCGTATCTTATATAAGGTTCGTTAGTATCACCATTCCATGCATAAAAAGTAATATCGTTATTAGCTTCATTTCCTAGTTTAAAATTTTCTCCTGTAGTTCCCTCTGTTCCATCAATTATATTATTCAATACTTCACTATACCAATGCACATCAGCACACCCTACTTGTTCTCCTATACTATGAGCGCTACCTGTTCCTCCACCTCCTCCTATACCAAATAATGGCATAGCTCTTCCTGCTGCATTTACAGTTAAAGTAGTAATTCCACTAGCTGTTGAATGAGAATCACATTTCATTATCTCAAATCTATCGTTATCTTTATTGAATACGAAACAAAGAGTAGTAGCTTGAGGTGTTCGTGCTGCTCCTGTTTTGGAATCAGTAAACGATGCATAAACAGTTGTAGCTGTAGTAGTAACGTTACTAGTTACTATTCGTCCAATTAAGTTGGACTCGGTACTAATAGGCGCTGTTAAAGCCATTGAATTTTGTGTTAATTATAAATTAAGTTGTTGGATTGTCGTTGATGAACTTGTTTGCTAATTGATGTCTTGCTAAGTATTCATATTCTATTCCCATGAAATCTAATTTCCATGGTTGACCTGCACCGTCGTTTTGTACTGTAATCTGCATATCAAATCCTTCTTTAATAGTCTGATCGAAATATATACGTGCTCTAAACCTCTTAAATTGCGATGTAACAAGTTCTCCGCCCTTCCATTGATCTCCAAGCCAGTTGTCTCCTAAATAACCTCCTCCAGCGGCAGTTTCTAGATGAGTTGAATCTATTATGTAAGATTTAGATTCTCCATCTACTGTCATAGTTACTGTAAATTCTGTATTCTCGTACATTGATCCTGCTATGTCTACCCACTTCCATTGTTTCATTCTATTAGCATCTCCCATTATAAATTTCTTACTTTTCCATTTACGTGTATATCCACTACCTGCGAATGTATATTGATCATTAAATTTCAATACTCTAGGCGCGTTCTCGTCACCGAAATACTGTTCGTCTTCATAATATGTGTTTTTGAATAAAGCCCAGCAACTAGGATAGAATCCTGTCATTTTAGTCCATGCATTCCAGTTACGGTTATATACATATGTAACCGAATTAAATGTATCTACTCCGTTAGGTACTGATAAATAATACTGTTGTTTAGCTGGATTGAATATAGATGCTGCTAACGCTCTTTCAGCAAAATTAGTATTTTGTAGACTAGGATCTATTAAGGTTGAAAGACTCATAGGTCTCGGCAGTCCGTTTTCATCGTATCCGCTTTCAGTTCCTAATCTCATTGCTCCGAAAGGACTCCAGTAATATGTATCCGGGTAAACTTCTACTACTGTTTTAGGAGCTAAGCATCCGTATTGTCTTTCGTAAGGCTCTTTTAAAGGTACTGATAATACATTAGAATCGTCATATTGAAAAAATACGCCTTGATGGTATGATCTTGTAAATACAACCAGACGTGTTCCTTCAACCATTAAACCTGTGATAACATCATTAAATCCTATAGTTCCTCCTCCTGACCAATCATCTTCATCCTCTATATTGGAATAATAGAGCGTTTTGTCTCTAGCTATAAATAGATGTCCCATAAAAGACTCCATAATATATCCTTGTGCAGGCGCTCCTCCTATAGTTGTCATTGCACTTGAAACATCAGCTTTTTGAATATAATTACTAGCATTGTCGTTACCTAAAATAGCTTGTCTAGCATCTTCTCCTCCTGTGAAAAGTGCTCCTGATATAACTGCTCCTATATTAGTATCGTTATCTATGTAAGCTAGTTTGTATGTATTACCTCTACCTCCTGCAGTATCTGCTGTTAAGGTAACTACAGCCGAAGCTTCACTGGCGGTAATGTCATCCAAATTTTCTGTTAATACTCCTGTGTAAGCATTTACTTGGGTTCTTAAACTGGTAGCTGTAGCATCGTTTGAAGTAGCTGCTCTGAATGTAGCATCTCCTGGTGTAGCTGCTCCTGCTTGTGCTGTAAATGTTACTCCATTTACTACAATAGCATCATCTGTACCGGAAACTAAATTAGCGTAACTTGTTATTGTTACTGTAGCTGTAGCTGCTGTAGCGCTTCCTTTGTAAACCGTTCCTCCTACATTTGTAGCAGCGGTTCCATAATCACCCAAATTAGTATTGCTCCAACTAGTATTTGCAGGAGTAATCGAAAAGTAATCATCGTCATGTGCGATTAAAAGATATTGAGTATCGTCATCCTTATTATAAGGAAGTATATTTTTTACTCTTCCTGATCCTGAACCTCTAGAACTTACTTCTTCAAATCCTGGACTAGTAGCTATAGATCCGTTAAGAGTCAGTTCAACGTTCTCCATATCTGGTGATTCTGCTATGGTTTCTTTATCTGAATTAGGTTTTAGATATCTTTCATCGGAAAGCGTATTTAACGTTCCCCATTGTAAGATTTTCTGATAAGGCATATTATCTGTTTAAATAACTTCTAGTCTCCCAAGCTGATCTGAATCTTTTACGTGATTTGAATCCTCCTGGATTTTGTTGCTTTAATGCTGTTTCTGCTGTTGTTTTCTTGTAAAGACGTTCCCATTCTCTAGCTTCATCCCATCTATTAGAGTTCTGAAAAAGTCTCATACAAGCTCCGTAAGCTACTGGTTCATCCCATTCGCTACCAAGTCCTGAGTCAATTGAATCTACTGAATCTATAGCTACCGGTGCTATTACGTAACGAGTTCTTAAAACCCCTGAATCTATTGGTACTACTTTAAGTTTACGTGAACCTTCTCCGGTTATATAATCAATAGTCCACCAATAACTTTCTCCAGTATCTTTTGAATCAAATTCGCTTGCTGGTAAATATTGATAAGCGTTCTTTTCTACTCCTTCCGTCCATGATCCTGTAGCGTCATCAGCTACCCATGTATCTACTATAGTAAATGTATCAGTAGTAACATTATCTACTGTAAAAATACCGTTATAACTTGTAGTTCCTGATATTTCTATCTTTTCGTCATCAGAGAGTCCATGAGATGCTGAAGTAACTGTTACACTACCACTTCCTGCATCTGCGAATGCTGTTATTGATCCTGAAGATCCAGGTTTCCATAGTTTTACCATCCTATAATAATCAGATGGCTTTGCAGAGATTCCGTTAGAATCAAATGTAATATTAGCTGTTATGGTATTTTCTGGTAATGCGTAATCTTTATATAGTTGTTCAAGAGTAGCATTGACAGCTTCTAGTTTCATTGCAGAAGTATAGAAAGTCTCAGAGCTATTAGCAAGCTTCATTTCTATGATCGTATTATATGTATTGTATACACTCACTGTAATATGGTTAAATTATTGTTTTATCCTTTACCTGAATAAGATGGTGGACCAGCTTTTTTATTGTTTTTTCTTTTCCTTTCTTGCATCATTCTTGTCATATATCGTTTTCTTTGCAAAGGAGTCATGCCTTTAAATTTTTGTGTTATAGAATCGAGTGTTTTTCTTTTCTGAAAATGTTTTTTTATAGTTACATCAGTCATACCTTGCTCTGCCAACCCTCCACCTGGTTTATAACTAGTTTTTTTCCTTTTAGTTGGTCTTCCTCTGGTAGATTTTCTTTTGATTGTAGGTTTAGTTCCTACTACTGATTTCTTGATTCTTCTAGGTACTCTACCTTTAGCTTTCCCTTTAGGAACATAAGGATTCTTTTTGCGCTTTCTAGTTGGCGCTGCTCGTCCTTTTCGAGCTGTTTTTCCTACTTTGTATGCCATAATTTATTGGTTAAGTTTTTTAGTTTTTTTGAACTTTTTATTATTAACGTTTGAATTAAATTTTATTGGGAATGATCTTTTAGGAGTTTTTCTTCTTCTGATAGTTCCAATCTTATTTGATTTAGGTTTGTTTTTACTCCCTCTAGGTGGAAATATCATGTCTAGATACTGATTTAATATAGGCTTGCCTAGCTTCCACCTTGAAACTTTCTTTGGAGAACCATCTCCTGAATTATATTTGTAACCCTTTTCTCCTGGTTTAGGCATATTATTTGAGTTTATGAGTTTGACGTTTGAATCCCTTAGTAGCGTAATATGCAACCATTTGTTTCTTTGTCCAGACTCTACCACTAGGACTCTTATATTTACCTTTATTTTTACCTGATGTTATTTTCTTGAATGGCATTATCTTTTTCTTTTATGTAATACAAGTGAATAAAATGCTGTAATTATAGCTGCTATTGATGGACCTGCTACCATAAAAAAGAATACTTTTAACCATCTTACATCAGCAGCAATCATTCCATATT